CTTGGATTGCTTGGGCTTGCCAACTTTCTACGGCGTCAAGGTGTCTCCTACGAAGCCTTTGGAGAAGCCCTAAGGGAAGTCCATGACTATGATCAAGAGTGGACTCCTGCTATTTGCCTTGCTACTGAGTTCCGTAGTGCCATTAATGTCGCTGCTAACATTGCACGTGCTCATGGTATGGCTAGAGCCTTTACTATCGCCCCCACAGCCTCATGCTCCTACAACTACAACGACCTTGATGGGTTTACCACCTGTCCAGAAATAGCTCCGCCTATTAGTCGCATTGTTGATCGAGATTCTGGCACCTTTGGTGTTGAGAGTTTTGACTATGGCAATGTAGAGATTGCTAGTGAGGTTGGATGGGATGCTTACAAGTCAGTAGCTGATGGTATTTGTCAGCTCTTTGAGGATACTGGCCTCTTCCATGGTTATTCATTTAACACTTGGAGTGACGTCATTGCTTATGACGAACAGTTTATTCAGGATTGGTTTGCCTCTCCTCAAACAAGCATCTACTACTCACTCCAAGTCCAACCTGATACTCTCCGCAAGGATGATGTAACTGCTATCCTTGATGATGACTACCATGACATCTTTAATCTCCCAGACGACAACGCCTTCTGCTCCAGCTGCGCTGAATGAAAAGTTATGCAATACCTGTGGCACTAATAAGCCCCTGACTGAATACTATTCAACCAAAGGCACGAAAGATGGCCTAAGGGGTGAATGTAAGTGCTGCAATAAAGCAGCTACTAAAGCTCGGCGCCAAGGACCAAAAAGAAAACAGATCCTAGATAAACAGATTGATAGTCAGATGAAGAGGCTTTATGGGATCGGCCTTGATGACTATAACAAAATGCTAGAAGACCAGGGTGGAAAGTGTGCGATCTGCAACACGAGTGAACCAGGCCACGGTGGAAACCGTTTCTGCATAGATCATTGTCACACTACCGGAAAGGTTCGTGGACTCTTATGTATGCCTTGTAATGTCTCTATTGGGCATTTGAAGGACAACGTTCAACTCTTAGAAAAAGCCCTTAATTATGTCAAAGTACACAAAGATTGTGTCCCGTAAAAGATCGTGGACGCCCACAGAAGTTACAGCAGGAGAGGTAAAAGAGGGAGCGGAGGAAACACTCTACCGCTGCCTTGCTCTCCGCACATTAGAACTACCAGTTAAGGAGATGCTTGCCCAAGGTCTTGAGCGGCATCTACCTGATGATCCTGGTGTTATCCCTGCCCTTCTATCCAACATGAAAGATGAAGATAAACACGACAAAGCTCTTAACTATATTGTTGCTGTCCACGGTACTGATGACAGGTCGGAGCGGGAAGCTGAAAACATCCGTAACGCCTGGATCGATTCTCCCGAACATCCGGTGCTTAAAACGGCGATTCTTGAGCGCTCAGTATTCTTTGTCCTACTACCCTTCTTCCGGTATGCTGGTGATGTAGGTATCCGAACAGTAGCATCAGACATCAGTCGTGATGAGCAAACCCATGTTGCTCTACACGCTATGGTTGCCCATGACATTGGAGAGAAGACTACCCCTTCCCTCAACAAGCTCCGACGAGCCACTGTTGCCTGGGCTATGGATAAGCTAGGTCACTCCTCAGATAAGTACCTTAATAAGGACTTCTGGATGAGGTCGTCAGATTCTCTCTACTTCCAAGGCAAAGCCCCAGGGCTCGTTGATACTCAACGGGCTAGGATGCCTGCTTTTTTTGAAACCTCAAATGTAAATCTCCCGTCTTATGGCTGATCTAACTACTGATGATGTGTTTGGTGGGGATACCTTCCTCACTAGACTATGTGAAGAGTTGGATGCCATGTATCCACCAATCAACCCAACGCCCAAGGATGAAGACCGCCTGATCATGTTCAGGGCAGGTCAGCGCTCTGTGGTCGAGTACATCTTAGCTAAAAAAGGAATTTAATTATGTGTGTTGGTGCTCCTTCAATGCCATCGATGCCCGATCTACCTGCGGCTCCCCCAACTCCACCTCCAGATCCACAGCCTCTGGTTCCTGAACCACAGCTACCACCCCCACCACCTGAGACTGTTAATCAAGGTGAGGCTGATGCAGCAAAGATTAAGAAGCGTTCTACAAAACGTCAACAACTACAGCAGTCATCACAAGGAGCTAATGCTCTACGCATCCCATTAAACACAGGATCTGCTACATCTAAATCTAAATCTGGTTCCCTTAATATTCCATCCTAATGAAAGAACAAGCCCAATCTAGGTATGGCCAGCTTCGGGCTGACCGAGAAAACTTCCTTGATATGGGTCGTGATTGTGCAGCATTAACTCTCCCCTACCTCTTGGTTAAAGAGGGAGAAGTTTCTGGTGCTACTTTACACAGCCCCTACCAATCGGTGGGAGCTAAAGGCGTCAACGTGCTGGCATCTAAGATTATGCTCAGCCTATTCCCAATCAATACAAGCTTCTTTAAGCTGCAAATCAATGATGCAGAACTAGCAAAGGTTCCTGAGCTGAATGGTGATAAAGTAAGATCCGAGATTGATCTAAGCCTCTCAAAGATTGAGAAGGTGGTGATGCAACAGATCTCCGAGACTACTGATCGAGTTCAGCTGACAGCTGCTATGAAGCATCTGGTTGTCACAGGCAATGCGTTGTTATACGCAGGGAAGAAAAGTCTAAAGCTCTACCCGTTAGATCGCTATGTAGTCCACAGAGATGGAGATGGCAATGTCATCGAAATCATAACCAAAGAGATTGTTGACCGTAGTCTGTTACCTAAAGAGTTCCAATCAATACAACCTGGCCTAGACGGTCCTGACTCTAACGCTGTTGGAGAGGATGGTCCTAAGTTTGGTGTTAGTGGTGGGACAAAGGGAATAGGTGTCAACAATGCTGTTGTTTATACCCATGTCACTCTAGAGAATGGCAACCATAAATGGTATCAAGAATGTGATGGTAAGCGTATCAAGGGCGAAGGCCATGGTACTGCTCCACTCAAGAGTACGCCCTGGCTTCCCCTACGCTTTAACGTGGTGGAAGGCGAGAGCTATGGCCGTGGCCGTGTAGAGGAGTTCTTTGGAGACCTTAAGTCTCTAGAGTCTTTGATGCGAGCCATGGTAGAAGGCTCAGCAGCAGCCGCTAAGGTTGTGTTTCTGGTATCACCTAGTGCTACTACTAAGCCCCAGTCATTAGCCAATGCTAGCAACGGTGCTATAATTCAAGGCCGACCTGATGATGTGGGAGTTGTCCAAGTGGGCAAGACTGCTGATTTCCGCACAGTAATGGAGATGATCCAGAACCTCACCCAGAGGCTCTCAGATGCCTTCCTAGTGCTGTCTGTTCGTCAGTCTGAAAGAACTACAGCAGCAGAGGTTCAAGCCACCCAGCAGGAGCTTAACGAGCAGCTAGGAGGTATCTTCGGAGCCCTCACAGCTGAGCTACTACAGCCCTATCTAAACCGTAAGCTACACCTGCTCCGACGTTCTGGCGATATGCCACCTCTTCCTAAGGGTGTGGTTACTCCTACTGTCGTTGCTGGTCTTTATGGTGTTGGTCGTGGTCAAGATAAACAGGCTCTTGTTGAGTTTGTTCAAACCATTGCTCAAGGTATGGGGCCTGAAGCTATGGCCCAATACATCAACCCCAGAGAGTTCATCAAACGTCTAGCTGCTGCTTCAGGTATCGATTCCCTCAACCTAGTTAAGGGTAACGAACAGATGGAGAAGGAGAAGAACGAGATGAAACAAAACTCTGCTCAACAGTCTCTGATAGGTCAAGCCGGTCAGCTGGCTAAGTCACCTATGGCTGAGCAGTTAATGTCACAAATGCAATCAGGAGGCCAACAGAATGGCGGACAACAGCAACAACCAACCCCCGAAGCGCCGCCGAGCCCGTAAGCCTGACGGATCATTTCAGGGTGATAACCCTACAACCCCAGGCCTTAATGAGGCTTGGGAGCCTACCCCTGTGGATACTCTTCTTCCCAAAGAAAAGTATGCACCTACCCCAAAAGTAACTGGTATAGGTAATAGCACAGCAGGCAAATATAGCTCTAGTCCTAAGGTCACACGCCCTGGTCTAGGCAAAGTCACTACTACTTATTCTTAAATGACAACTACCGTATTCGATCCTTCTGAGGGTCCATCCGCTGAACAACAAGCAGCTGAGACTGCTGCACTAGAGCAAGGCGAGAAGATTGCTAAGCTTCAAGAAGAAGATAAAGCCCGTAGGTTTGAACAAACAGAAGCATCTAATGAGGATGCTGAGCTTATTGCTGGTAAGTTTAAATCACAGGAGGACCTTGTAAGGGCCTACAACGAGCTTCAAAGTAAGTTAGGACAGGATACACCTGAAGGGGAAGAAGAGCCGTCTGAGGAGCCCACAGAGGCCACTGAGAGGGAATCTGAACCTGAGGAGTCTGAGGTATCTGAAGCTGCTGCTGCTGCTGTTAGTAGGGCCTCTGAGGCTTACCTAGAAAAGGGTGAGCTTACAGAAGATGTTATCGAGGAGCTGTCTAAGTTAGATAGCAAAGATCTCATCAGGGCTTATGCAGAACAGTATGCTGCTAGTCAAGCGGCACGTAGCCAAGCATTTGTAGCTGCTGATGCTGAGAAGGCTATCCTTGATTCTGTAGGTGGGAAAGAATCCTATCAACAGATTGTAGAGTGGGCAGCTAATAACCTGGATCCTGCTGAGGTTGCTAGTTACAATGAAGTCACTAACAGTGGCAACGTAGCAGCAATCAAGTTTGCAGTAGAGGCCCTCAGCACTCGCTATAAGAATGCTGAAGGTTATGAAGCTCCACTGGTTACAGGCCGTAAGGCTCCATCAACCAAGAACACGTTTAGATCACATGCTGAACTAAGTCGTGCTATTGCTGATCCTAGATACAACACAGACCCAGCTTACCGCAATGATGTGGAAGCTAAGCTAAGCAGGAGCACAGACCTCTTATAGGTTTGTGGGAGGTTCGAGCCCTCCCTTAGCTATCCGCCCTTTGAGCCCGACTACGGTTGGACAACTCTTTGGGTGCGCGTGCCCTGATTGTGGCCTAAACAATCAAAACTTACATAGTTCTAGAACGCCTGACCAATACATGACTACCTCTTAACATTTTAATCTAATGACTTTTTCAGCATTCCAGGGTAACAACGTAGCCGACGGCTCACGGACAGCTGCCCAGAATTATGATACCCGTTACGCAACAGCTCTGAAGCTGTTTAGTGGCGAAGTGTTCAATGCATTTAATGATGCAACAATCTTCAAAGGACTGATTCGTAACTACTCCCTTCGTGGTGGTAAGAGCAAGCAGTTCCTGCTGACCGGGAAGCTTGCAAGTGGCTACCATGTTCCTGGTACTGCCATTCAGCCAGCCGATGGCCTGAAGAGCAATGAGAAGACAATCATCATGGATGATCTTCTTGTGTCCAGCCAATTTGTTTATGATTTAGACGAACTCCTCAGCCAGTGGTCCTCCCGCTCTGAGATCTCCAAGCAGATTGGTGAGGCTCTTGCCCTTCACTATGATGACCGTCTTGCACGTGTCCTCTGTAAGGCTGCTACCGAGTCCGCTGTTGTGACTGGTGAGCCTGGTGGCTTCCAGGTCAACATTGGTGCTGGTAACACCAACGATGCTCAAGCAATTGTTGATGGCTTCTTTGAAGCTGCTGCTGTGCTTGATGAGCGGTCTGCCCCTGCTGGTGGCCGTGTGGCTGTGCTGTCTCCCCGTCAGTACTACAGCTTGATCTCTTCTGTTGATACTAACATCCTGAACCGTGAGATCGGTAACAACCAGGGTGATATGAACAGTGGTAAGGGTCTCTACTCTATCGCTGGTATCCGTATCTACAAGTCCAACGTGCTTGCCAACCAGTATGGTAAGGACGCTACAGCTAACGCTGCTGTCGATGGTGAGAACAATAACTACACCGTCAACAACGCCAACCTCGCTGGCCTTGTCTTCCACCGTGAAGCTGCTGGTTGTGTTGAGGCTATTGCTCCTAGCATCGAAACCACTTCCGGTGATTTTCATGTGCAATATCAGGGAGACCTGGTGGTTGGCAAGCTGGCAATGGGAGCAGACACCCTTCGTGTCTCTGTTGCTGGTTCACTCCAAGCTGCTTAATAAGCTTTTCCCCAGGGCCTTCGGGCCCTTCGGGGTTTTCTCATTACCCTAGAAATTAAATGGCTACTAAACTAAACAATCTATCAGCCGTCAACATCGTCCTGTCGAATATTGGCCAAGCCCCTGTAACTACAGTGGACAATGATAACCCTATGGTTGTTATGGCTGCAAACATTATCAAAGAAGTATCTAACTCTGTACAATCAGAAGGTTGGATCTTTAATACCGAACGTGAATATCCCTTCACCCCACAACCTGATCAAAGGATCAAGATCCCAGAGAATGTATTACAGCTAGATTCTGGTTATTACAGCAATCTAGATACTGTGATTAGGGGTGGGTTCCTCTATGACAAACGAGCCCACACCTTTTTGTTTGATGGTCCTATTAAGCTTGATGTGGTGTGGTTAGTTCCATTCAATGACATGCCTGAAGCTTTCAAAAACTATGTCGCTATGAGAGCTGCTAACTTGTTTGCAGGACGATCCGTAGGGTCAACTGAAGCAGTCAAGTTTGGTGAGCGTGAGGAAGCACAAGCTCGTGCTGCGATGATGGAATACGAAACCTCTCAAGGTGACTACAACATGCTCGGTACAGCAGACAACCGTAATTACAGAACATACCGCCCATCCTTTGCAAGTATTAGGTACTAAACATGGCAGCAGTTTCACAGAAAGTTCCAAACCTATTAGGCGGAGTAAGTCAACAACCAGATCCAGTGAAGCTGCCAGGTCAGGTACGTGTTGCTGAGAATGTCTATCTGGATCCCACCTTTGGTTGTAGGAAGCGTCCTTCAACAGAATACATAGCTAGGTTAGCCTCTGATGTACCTAGTGATGCTAAATGGTTTCCTATCTTTAGGGATACAGATGAACGTTATGCTGTTGCTATTTATTTAGATCCTAGCCAAGTTCCTGTTTGTAGAGTGTGGGATCTGAACAATGGAGCCGAGAAAACAGTAACTATCTCTGAACTATCCAAAACCTATCTTGAAGATGCTACAAAAGAAAGCATTAACCACCTGACAGTAGCTGACTACACTTTAATCTCCAATAAATCTGCTGTTGTTACCATGAGTGGTGACTCCAGTGATGAGCTAACAGAAGAAGCCCTGGTTGTTATAAACCAAGTCTCATACAATACGAACTACTCTATTGATATGAG